ATAATATATTTATTATCGAAAAAGTTTTATTTAATAGTTATAAAAATATAATCATTTTGAGAATTTTTAACATATTTATAACAGAATAAAACAAATAAAACATGGCAGAAACACTTTTATCTCCAGGCGTATTAGCACGAGAAAACGACTTAACAGTTACCGCCCAAGCCCCAACCCTTGTAGGTGCCGCTATTGTTGGTCCTACAGTTAAGGGTCAACCTTATGTTCCTAGAAGAATTTCAACTTTTACTGAATATTTAACTTATTTTGGTGGTGCATTTTTAAGTGGTTCTACTCAATACACTTATTTTACATCAACCGCAGCTTACAACTATTTTCAAAACGGTGGAACTAGTTTATGGGTAACTAGAGTTGCTAGTGGTTCTTTTACTGCAGCTACCTCTTCTATTGTTAAAGGTAATGGATATCCTTTAGCTTCAGGAAGTATGTTTACTATCCAAACCCTTAGTTATGGTTCAAACCAAAACAGTACTGGTAGTATTGATGTAAGTGGTTCATTAGCAAACGGTACTCCTGATAACATTAGATGGGAAATTACAGCTCCAAATACCTCATCAGGTACTTTTACTTTATTAGTAAGAAGAGGAGATGATAATAACAACAATAAAGTTGTATTAGAAACTTGGACTAACTTATCATTAGATCCAACTGCTCCAAACTATCTTGAAAAAGTAATTGGTAACCAAGTATTTGCTGCTGAAACTGGCTCTAATGGAAAATATGAATATGTTAGTGCCGCTGGTAATTATTCAAACAAAAGTAATTACATTACTATCAGTTCAGTAGCTTATAAAACTCCTTATTATTTTGATAATAATGGAAATGCTAAAGCACAATATACTGCTTCAATCCCTCAAGCATCAAGTGGTTCATTCGGTGCGGCTGCAGGTGATTTGATTAATAGTGGTCCTGCAACTGCTCCTGCTGCTTACTACCAAAATATTACAGATACTAATATTCAAGGTTTAGCCGCTTCTAATTACACAGGCGCTATTGATATTATGGCAAACCAAGATGAATACGCTTATAACGTAATCGCAGTTCCTGGTTTGACATATGGTAGCACAAACGGTCAAAATGCATTAAAGACGTTAATAAACAACACTACAAATAGAGGAGATGCAATTGCCGTAATTGATATGGCATTGTACAACAGTAATGTTTCAGCAGTAACAAGTACTGCAAATACGGTTGATACTTCTTATGCTGCCACTTACTGGCCTTGGATTCAAACAGTTGATCCTATCACAGGTGAATTCACTTGGGTTCCAGCTTCAACAATGATTCCAGCAGTTTATGCTAACAACGATACTATTGCTGCTCCTTGGTTCGCACCAGCAGGTTTGAATCGTGGTGGTGTTCTTAATGCTATTAGAGCTGAAAAGAAATTAACTAATAGTGATAGAGATACACTTTACCAAAATAAAGTTAACCCAATAGCTACTTTCCCAGGTCAAGGTGTTGTAGTATATGGTCAAAAGACATTACAAACCAAATCATCTGCTCTTGACCGAGTAAATGTTCGTCGTTTGTTGATTGCTTTAAAATCTAGAATTAGTGAAATTGCAAATACATTAGTATTTGAACAAAATACAATTGCAACTCGTACTCAATTCTTAAACCAAGTTAACCCATATTTGGAATCAGTACAACAACAACAAGGTTTGTATGCTTACAAGGTAATCATGGATGATTCAAATAACACAGCAGATGTAATTGATAGAAACGAATTAATTGGTCAAATCTATCTTCAACCTACTAAGACTGCTGAATTCATTTACTTGGATTTCAACCTCTTACCAACAGGAGCTACTTTCCCAGCATAATTTTTTAAAGATAGAATATTTATAATAAAATAAAATAAAATGGCAATACTAAACGCAAACGAAATCTTTTTTACCGCCTTTGAGCCGAAAACGCCAAATAGATTTATCCTATACATAGACGGTATTCCTGCATATTTGATTAAAGGTGTTAACGCTGTTACCCTAAGTCAACCCGAAATTGTTCTTAACCATATCAACGTTTATCGTAAAGTTAAAGGCAGAACAACATGGGGCGATATTCAGATGACATTGTTTGATCCCATTACCCCATCAGGTGCCTTAGCGGTAATGGAATGGGTACGTATGGGTCATGAATCTGTAACAGGTCGTGATGGATATTCCGATATGTACAAAAAGGATTTAACTATCGATATTTTAGGTCCTGTTGGTGATATCGTTTCTGAATGGGTAATCAAAGGCGCCTTTATTAAAGAAGCTAACTTCGGTGATTACAACTGGGATACAGCAGATGCAGCAATTAACCTTACAATGACTGTAGGTATGGATTACTGCGTATTGAACTTCTAATCTAAAAAGAAAATACAAAAGAGCTCGCAAGAAATTGCGAGCTTCTTTTTTTCTCATATATTTATATACGACATAAAAGTTATAAAAAATAGATTATGGAAAGTACTGAAACAAAAGTTACACAAGAAGAATCAAAATTTAAATTCCCTTCCGAGAGAATAGAATTACCTTCAAAAGGATTATTATATCCTAAATCAAATCCTCTTCATTCCGGTTTCGTTGAAATGAAATACATGACCGCTAAAGAAGAAGATATTTTAACCAACCAAAATTTTATCAAACAAGGAATTGTAATTGATAAATTACTTCAATCTTTAATAGTTACTAAATGTGATTATGATGAATTATTAGTTGGAGATAAAAATGCTATTATGATTGCAGCTCGTGTTTTAGGATACGGTGCCGATTATAGTTTTACTTATGAAGGTGTAGAATATAATATTGATTTAAGTTCTTTAAATAATATTGAGTTAAAAGAAGAATCATTAATTGAACCTGGAATAAATGCCTTTAAATATACTTTACCCAAATCAGGAAACGAAATTACATTTAAATTATTAAATGGTAAAGACGAAAAAGCTATTGAAGGTGAAATTAAAGGAATCCAGAAAATTAACAAAAATGCTTCCCCTGATACTACAACACGTTTAAAACATATGATTTTATCAATCAACGGTGATGATGATAAAAAAGCAATTCGTGATTTTGTAGATAATTACATGTTAGCCGCAGATTCTAGAGCATTAAGGGAACATATTAAATCTATCCAACCAGATGTTGATATGACATTTACCCATAATTCCGAAGACGGCGTTGAGGAGGACGTTCGTATTCCTATTAATCTTAACTTTTTTTGGCCTGACATCTGATTATAGATTTCATCTGTTTAAACAGATACATGAAATTCTATTTTATGGAAAAGGCGGTTATGACTTTGAAACTGTCTACAACATGCCTATTTGGTTAAGAAAATTTACTTTTAGACAAATTTCCGATTATTATGAAGAAGTAAATAAACCTGAATCTAGTGGGGGTTCTTCTACTGAAATTGATTTTAATAATCCTTTAGCAGCTGCTCAAACTTATCGTCAAAATGTTAAAAGATAATAAAAGTTATAATTCCAAATATTTATAACATATAGCTTTATTTTATAATGGCAGACGAAAAAGTATCTAAACAAGACCTTAAAATAGCAGAAACTCGAAATCGAATTGAGAAAGAGAATAATGAGCTTTTAGGTAAACAGCAGAAAATTACTTCTGAAATTGTTGATAATTTAGCTAATGCTCTTAGGATAGAGAAGCAAAAAAACGAAGTTGATAAAACTAGTCTTAAATTAGCTAAAGACATTAACAACTTCCAACAAAGTATAGCTACTAGTTATGATGATATACGAAAAGTCCAACAGGATTTAAATAAAGCTTCTAAACTTCAAAACGATTTAGCTAAACAATTAGTTTCATTAACAGCTCAAGCTGCTGGTGAAGGTATTGATTTAGCAAAAGCTGCTGAAGAATATAATAAACAAAAAGAACAATCACTTAAAAAAGAAAAATCAGCTATTGATGATTTAGCTAAAAAAAGATTAGCTTATGAAGATTCTTTACAACAAAGTGATAAGAAGAAACAACAAAGAGCTAAAGAAGAATACAATTTAGCCATAGATACAGTAGCTGCTGCTAGGGATAATATTCAAGCTGTTGAAGAATCAAAAGATAAATATACTGCTCAATATGAAGCTATTCAAGCTGGTAAAGAAGCATTAGCAGAGTCTGTAACATATTTAAAAGAACAAGAACAAGTTCAAAAACGATTAACCACAACAGTAGATAAAATTGAAAATGGTTTTGCGGCTATAGGACTTAAAGGTGCTACTAATGTTTTAGGTTTACAAAAATTTAATGAACAAGCCAAAAAATTCAGATATGAACTTTCTGATGGTGGTACTAAAAACATAAATTATGTAGGTAAATTAGGTATAGCTTTTAAAGGATTAGGAGCAGTAATTCAAACTGCTTTAGGTCCTTTAGCAATGATAGCTTTAGCTATTGCTACAGTTAAAAAATTAGTAGATAACGTAAAAGAAGGATTTGAAGAAGGTAAAGAAGCTGCTAAAAAAATATCCGAAGAAAATGTTGGTTTAGCTAGAAATTTAGGTTTAGCACAAGGTGCTGCTGCTAAATTAGCGGCTAATGTTAGAGGAATGGGCCCAACTCAAGCACAATCAGTAGCTTCTGCTGAAGCTTTATACAGTGCTATGGGTGGGACAGAAAAATTAAGTCAAAATACCCTTAGAACATTTATACAATTAAACACATTTGCTGGAATGTCAGCCGAAAATTTAGCAGAATTTCATACATTCGCTAAACTTTCTGGTGAAGACTCAGGTGTTGTTGTTAAAAATATGGCTAATGCTGCTTTATCTTCGATAAAAAATAATAAATTAGCAGTTAGTCAAAAAGTATTATTAGGAGATGTAGCTAAGGTTTCGGACGTTATTAAATTACGATATCAAGGACAAGAAAAAGAATTAGTTAAAATTGTAGCTGATGCTAGAAAATATGGTTTAGAATTAGCAAAAGCTGAAGATATAGCTAACAGTTTATTAAATATTGAAGACAGCTTATCCGCAGAAATGGAAGCTGAACTTTTAACTGGTAAAGAAATAAATCTTGAAAAAGCTAGAGAGGCAGCTTTGAATGGTGACGTTGCTACTTTACAATCAGAAATAGCTAAAAATGCTGGTTCTATTGAAGAATTCAATAGAATGAATGTTATTCAACAAGAAGCATATGCTAAAGCTGTTGGTTTAAGTAGACAAGATTTATCTAAAATGTTAAAAGATCAAAAAGCAAACTTAGCAGTTAATGGTAATTTAGTTGATGAGCAACAAGATGGATTAGCAGCAATGAAATCTGGTATTACATTAGCTGAAAAAGAAGAAAATATTGAACGAAAGAAACAAGAAGCTTCTATGTCATATTTTAAAGCTTTATATCCTACTATTGAAAAAATTAAAGAAGCAGCTATAAAAGTTAAAGCAGTATTTGCAGAATGGTTTGGTAAAAAATTAGAAGCATTACTAAAAGATCCAGGGATACAAAATTTTATAAATAAGTTACCTGAAAATGCTGAAAAAATGGCAAAACAAGTAACTTCAGCTTTAGATAAACTTATTCAATTTTTTAGAGATCATCCTTGGTTGGCTACTGGTGGTTTATTATTTGGAGGACAAGTAGCGGGTGGAGCTATGAAATTATTAGGAGGAGCTATAGGAAAAATAGGTTCTATGGCTGCTAAAAAAATAGGTGAAAAAACAGGTCTTATAAAAGAAGATATAGGTTCAAAAAGTAATCCATCTTACACTATTGTTGAAAAAGATTTAGCAGCAGAAAAAGCATCTAAATCTATTAAAACTCATATTACTAAACAAATTAATAAAATTGCTAAAGATAATGCTAAAGTAACTCAAAAAGCTACTAAAGATAATGCTAATATGACTAAAAAAGCAGCTAGAGATATTTCTAGAGCTAATAAAACTGCTTCTAGAAGTATGGCTAAAGCTACTAAAAGAGCAACAAGACAACAATCACAGGCAATTAAAAAAGGAGCTAGTGATATGAAAAAAGCTACTACTAGTTTAAGTAAAAACGTAAAAGCATTTGGTTCACAAACTAAAAAATTATTTGGTAGTTTAAAGAAACACATGAGTAGTTTATTTAAAAGTTTACAATCTGCCGTTAGAAGAATAGGTTCAAAAGGAGGAGGAATGGGAGGTATGTTAGGTATGTTAGGTCCTATAGGAATGGTAGCAGGATTAGCTTTATCCGCAGGTACTGCTTTAGCATCTGGTGAAGGTTTAGGTGGTGCTTTAGAATCTATAGACCCAACAGGTTTAGTAGGCGCTGTTAGAAGTAGAGAAGAAAATATTCCTGAAATGGCTGTAGGAGGTATTGTTACTAAACGAACTAAAGCTGTAGTAGGTGAAGCTGGACCTGAAGCAGTAATTCCTTTAAAAGAATTTTATGCTAAAATGGATGAATTAATTACTGCTGTAAAACAAGGCGGTGACGTGTATATGGATAGTAGAAAAGTAGGCGAAGCTTTAGTTTTAGGAGGATTCAAACAAGGATAATTAATATTTATAATAAAATAAAATCATGGCAATATTAGACAAAATTTCAACATCAGTACTAGGATTACTTGGTAAATCACCCCAAAAATACAGTCAAGTATCAAGATTAGATAATCCATCCCCTGCTACTTCACAGTTAGATAGAGATGGTAAACAACCTCAAATCTATAACAGAGTTTCTAGATTAGATAATCCTACCCCTGTAACTTCTCAATTAGATAGAGACGCAAAAACCCCACAAAAATATTTAGATAATAAACCAATCTAATTAATGGGTTTAATTGATTTAAAAACAGATCTAAAGTCATTAAAATATGGCGGTGACTCTTTTGGGGGTGGGACTAGTAACTACCTTCAAAGGTGGAATAAACAAGATTGGATAAAAAATCCAATTCCTGAAAATCCACCACAAGATGTTCCTGGTTTGGGTTTAGATCAAATAGTTAGAGGAGGAGCTTTATTACCTAAACAATTAAGTAGGGACGTTAATCGAATGACCCGTTTTTTAACATCAGAAAATGGAGTTATTTTTTTAGCAAAACAAGCAGGATTATATTTAGCCGAACAAATTCAATTATATGGTTTAAACAAAGAAAATTGGAGAATAACATACAATCCAGCTTCACCCTTAGTAAATACTGCTTTAGCTCCTACAGGTTTAAATTTAGCTAATGTTATTTTATCTAAAGGAGGAGCTTCAGGAGTTAATTCAGGAGCAGGTTATTTATATGGTCAACCTAATTTATCTATTGCTAGAGAAAGCGATACAAAATACGGAGAAGGAAAAACATACTTACAAAAACCAAAAGATTTTCAATCACCTACTAATATAAAAAGTAGAGTTGATAAAATAACCACTGCTAAGTTATACAACCAGTTAACAGCTAAAAGTGATTTAGTACAATCCGATACTGTTCCTTTTTATATTACTGTTATTAATAATAATGGTACTGGAGATAATACTTATATTCATTTTAGATCTTATATAGACGGATTAACAGATACATTTGGTGCTGATTGGGGTACTCAAAGATATATGGGTAGAGGTGAAAATTTTTATTTCTATAACGGGTTTAACCGAGATATTTCATTTACATTTAAAGTACCTGTGTTATCAAAGTACGAACAACAATCAGTTTATAGTAAACTTAATTACTTAGCATCAATTATGGCCCCAGATTACTCATCCGGAGGTTTTATGCGAGGTAATTTAATTAAATTAACAATCGGAGATTATTTAACGGATGTCCCTGGAGTATTAACCGGAATTACTTATACTATAAATAATGAAGCAGGTTGGGATATCAGTAGAACAGCAACAACCGGAGACCTTTTAAGAAATCCAACAGCAATAAACGATCCTAGTGCTGATACAGCAGGATGGATTATGCCTAAATTAATTGAAATATCTAGTTTTCAATTTAAACCTATACATTCCTTTATTCCTCAAACAGTTAGTCCTGCTTATGTAAAAGATGGAAATGGAATTGATGTAAATGCTCCTTTTATAAACTATGGAAAAACAAATGGTGGAACAGATACAGGAGGAGGATATGGGCAAATATTAAATACTAGTACAACTACTACTAATCCTTAATGTTCTTTAATAATGGCCGGAAGATATAATTCAATACCGTTAAAATTAAGTCAAGGAACTTTAACAAAGGTTCCTACAGCTGTTTATCAAACAGTAAAATATCCTGAAATACCTTTATCAGTTAATGATACCTATGTTATAACAACCATAGGCGATAGATTAGATTTATTAGCTCAACAATTTTATGGAGACGTAAGTTTATATTGGGTTATTGCTTGCGCTAATCCTGATAAAGTAGGTTTTTCATCGTTATTTATAAGTGAAGGGAGCGAAATTCGCATCCCTGCTAATGTTTCTCAAATAAAAGCTTTGTATAATAATTTAAACGTGTTATAAAATGGGTAAAAAAGGTAATATTACAGGTGAGGTTTTTGACACCGAAGTTATAAAACAAATTGAGGCAAGACAAAATTTCTTAGGTGCTGATTTTAAACAGGATAAACAGTTAATTTATCAAAATAATAAAACAGCTTTTGTTAGGTTAGCATCTTCAATTGATATTAAAAGTTTTAATCCTAATATCCCTAGCTGGAAAGTAGTAAAAGAAACCCTACAAAACAGAGGACTATCAGATATATACGG